GATTGAACGTGTTACCTCCGCTGGTTCTACCGCTATTCTACTTGATGACGTCTATGACCTTATCGGTGCACTTAAGCAACGTTTGGATACTGAGTGAGGTTGTCACGTAGTACAGTCATGCCCATGCGGTCAATAATCTTTGTGCCTTGGCGGAAGTCACCGAAAACAAGTGCTGCAGCATCAGTAGCAAGGACACTAGCGAGCTCTTGAGCTTGGCTAATTGGATAACCGCCAAGTACGTCAGGGACGCCAGCTTGGTTTGATGGTTGCCACAAGTACTGCCCGTGAGTATCTTTCAGCTTACGAATACTGGTGATAATTGCGCGGTTAGCCTTAAACTGAGCGTTAGGCTGGTAACGTTGCTTAAGTGCACCGATAAGGTCATAGACGTCATCAAGTAGAATAGCGGTAGAACCAGCGGAGGTAACACGTTCAATCTTATCGAATGAATCAGCGGCATCACCACTAGTGAGAACACCAGTCATCTCGCCAACGCCGTTACCAGTCCAATATGAAGTACCTTCAGCGATTGCGATGTCTTCAGCGATGTCTGTCAGGATAGCGCCAACGATATCAAAAGCAGAGTCGTTAATAAGGTCATCACTAAAGATAGCGATTGCATGAAGGTTTTGAATCATCATGTTTAGCTTATTAAACGTATTGGCCTTAGTGCCGTCGCTAAACTCAACCACCATATCCTTTTCCCAGAGAGCACCGTTGACTTTATTCATCACAATCTGTTCCCACTTATCAGTAGAAATAGTTGCGGTAGAAGCCATGGAGCGAACTTCAGAGAATTCTCTCAGGAGTTTACCAAGTTCTGAGTCAAGGAAAGGCATAACGAAAACACCGCCTGTCTGATCATCGCCGGAGTTATAATCTTTGGTTTCAAGCGTGGACTTAAAGTCATCAGTCTTGAAGTGGTCAATCTTCTTGCTGGCAATATCACGCAGACCTTTGGCGAATTCTGCCATCTGCTTGCGCTTGTGCTCATCGTTGCTGATGTCAGCTGATACAGTTTGAGACTTGATGGACTTTTCGAGCTTGAGAATAGTATCCTCCACAGCATCCATTTTCTTATCAATCTTCTCTACTGTTTCTTTATGCTCGTTGCCTTGCTTTTCAAGTGCATCTTTGTATTCACCATGAAAGAGATTACTCTTCTCATCGAATGCTTTGATAATTTCATCTTTATCAGACATATAATTAATCCTGGTTATTATTTAAATATTTGAGCACATCGCCCAAGTCACTACTTTTGTTTTCGTCCAGCTCTTCAACATCCCGTTTCATCGCCTTATAACCGCCGCTCATAAGAGCCTTGGCTTGTTTCTGAGATAAGTCGCAAACATCCCGCAGTGACTTCTCAAATTCTCGTTCGGTCATATCATCTACTGATTTAACCGCGTCAATTGTGGCCTCTGGATCAGCGGGGAAAGTTACCGGACTAATCTCTAGTAGGTCAATTTCTTTTAATAACCTGTTTCCTGCTGAGTCGAAACTCTTATCTTCTATTTTGTAGCCAATTGATACTGATTTTAGCTCTTTCTCTTTCATCAAGAAAAGTGTCTCTCTTGCAAGCTGTATATCTTTCACATAAAGAACACCCTCAAAGAATAATCCCTTCTCATCTTCTACCAGAGTAGTAAACTTGCCGATAATCTTAGTGTTGTCATGTTGGTAAAACATCTTTACATTAGCTGCACCGCTTTTGATGCTTTTAGCAAATGCACCCTTCTGTACGATGTCGCCAACTAGGTCGACCTTGCCAAAAGTTGAGGCGTAACCAGAAAATACACCCTCGTCGTTTATTGCTTTAATTTCAAAGTCGAGTGATTTATATTCCATTTGTATACCTTATTACAGTTTTTACGCGTTTTAATTAACATAAGCGCTACTTAAGTGACTGTCAAGTAACTATTTTTAAGGTAATTTTGCTGATGGTGTTGCAATCGTGCCGACGACGTGTAGATTAATCCAGAATTAACAAAGGATAATCATGGAAAATAAAAACAACGGCATGTTCGTCGATAACACACGACTCTACATCCGCGTGACGAAAGATCAGCGACGGGAATATAAACGCATGTCAGATAAGCGCGGTGTTGGCTTGTCGGAGATCGTAAGGGCGTTTTTAAACAAGGAGTGTAAGAAATGGCTGTAAAGATATTAGGTGATTTTGGCAACGAGATAGAAATAGCAGACGCATGTGGGGATTATCTTTTTATGACAATATTCGGAATTGGTGGTGAAATAGAAATCAACAAAGAGCAAGCGTACGAAATAATCAACGAACTAAAAAAGCAATTCGGGAGTGAAGAATGAGTGAGATTAAATTGGAAGTTGGGCAGGTGTGGAAATCAAAACACGAGATGTATGTAGACTCCAGATCAAACCTATCACATACAACGAATAGAATCCTCTCTTTGTTCAAGAAAGGAACTGAACCGCGGGTTGCTTTTTTGCGTGAAGATGGAGATGGAGATGGTGAATTCGCGTCAGATTGTCACCCCACGTCGATAAGATCAGGTTATACCCTCATCACCAACGCCGACGGCACGCCGTATGTAAATGAACTAAAAAAGAAATCGGAGAAGAGAATGAGTGAGATTAAATTGGAAGTTGGGCAGGTGTGGGAAGGGTTCGATAATATGAAGTGGACTATACTTGGTTTCTCTAAAGAGTTTAATAAAAGTATGGTTCTACATCGCCTTTCTGATGGACGAGAAAATAATAATACTAGGTTCGATTGTGGGTATTGTATCGAAGAGATGTTCCGTGATGATCTTACCCTAATCACCAACGCCGACGGCACGCCGTATGTCAAGCCGAATGATTATCAGGATGGGGATGTGTGGATATACAAGGACAAAACACCGATTATAATATCAGTTACAGATGAAACTGTATTGTTTATAGATAAGTTCCATTTTCAATTTCAATCTATCAAGGATACAACATTTCTTGATAATCCCCAAGACTACAAGCTAATCTACCGCAAAGGCCAAGGCGTTATCAATGACGCTTAAAGAGCTGGACGACAACATAAAAGACAACCCTGAATCGACGTTAGCCGTGAAGTTCCGTTACATCGAGAAAAGGTTGAAGGCGACTTGGATGCAACACTACCATAGAGATGTAGCGCTTAAGGTGTTAGCGCATAGAATGAATATTAAACTGGATGAGACGAATGGATAAAGGAATATTAAGATTGGCGGAAATGATCTATGTGGATAGACTTGGATTGTACACCTTTAAAGACAATAGCGCCATGCAGGATGAGGCCAGAAAGTCCATCAAGGCCGCTGAGGTGTTTTATCAAGTGAAGGGGGAAAGGGAACTGGAGGTGGGAAAGTGAGTCTTATTTTCTGGGCTTTATATTGCACTCATGTGTGTATTCTAATTAATGTACTTGAAGGTGATGGATTAACTCTTAAGCCTGTTGATGTGTTAATAATAGTAGTGGTATCTCCAATTTCTTGGTCTATTTGGTATTAAATAAGCCTAACCTTCCAACGTAAATAACATCTACACCCAATACTCTCCTCTTTAGGCAACATCCTATCGAGGGGAAACCTACCTTTCCCTCTACCAACCACAAACAAATCCTTTGGGCCGACAGTTTGACTGTTAGCCCTCTGATGCGTCTTTCTAACCCGTCGATCACCCTGTGAGCGCCATTGCTTCTCAAGGATAGGCGTAGGAATAATTATAGGCGTGTCATCAACCGGAACTGTCGCCCGCCCTAATCGACCCATTCCACCACCGGACGCAAATATGCCGTCAATAACGTTGCCCATCTCTTGAGAGCCTTCTTGGATACCACGCTGAGCTTCAGTAGTTGCAATAGTCGTCGATCTATTTAGGTTACGTTGCTTCATGTCCTTAGCGACTGCTTTAGACAACGAATCACCGACTAAACCTTTAGCGCGCTGATTATCCATGACTTTTACCAGGATTTTAAACGTCGTGGAGTTAATCTCCTTTGAGACCGTTAACGCCGTTGATCGAAGCCAGAATAACAATATCAGCAATATCTGCTCAGCAAAGCCGTCCTCGTTATCACCGAATACATCACGCTCGGTCATTCTAGCGCCCTGGAAGATGCCCGCTTCATATGTTTCAATCAGCATAGTCTCAAGAACCATATCATTGAGCGATACAACTGCCGCCGCTCCCGTCTCATCAAACGCTTCAAGTGCTCGCTGGATATCTCTACTTAGTTGATTGAAGTTAGCATTAAGCTTGCGCTTTAACTGTCCTTCGATCTGTAGTAGTATCGAGTCGAAAACACGATCAGCTTGTTTATCTGTTAATCTTGACATTGTATACTTTTTTATTCACGTTAAAATTATGCTTCCGGCATGAACCCGGCAGGCTTATTCTGATCGACTAAGATGTCGTCACCATCTGGACGTGGCTCGCGCGACTGTTCTTCTCTCGCCTCATTAAGCGTTATAATGCCAGCCTGAAAGTCGTCTCTTGCTTGTTCGCGCATCTCTTTAAATCTAGGAGCTAAACTTGTCACCTTGCTAAGCTTCACTTTAAACTCGATATCCAATCCTGTCTTACGCGAGTAAAACGCACCGAGTAGATTGTATAGCCTTTGACCTCGTGGAATTACCGTGCGTTCTGTTAACTCAAGGTTAGCGGCATCTTGATTGCTAAATGTTGTTGATTCAAGGCCGAGGAGGAAAGGAGGATATCCAAGGACATTGCAAATAGATATAGCGTTAGCTTTAATGCCGTTTAGCCAGTCCATGTCAGAGTTAGTAAAGCTCATATTCTCAAACCTAAACGCACCATTTAGAACAGCTACACCGCCTTTATCTTTATTCCTTACTTCATCAATACGCTTTTTTAATTTATCCAATTCCTCTTCAGAAATCATTCCAGAGCTATCTTTGTCTTGCAACGTGATAAGTCCACCAATCTTGCCGCCGTTGCTAACAATCTGCTTATTATGCTTATTGGCTTCAGTATACGAATCTATATTAAGTCCGGCCGGCAGCAATGGTGATAAACCTCGAGTATCACTCAATGGATCAAATGATCGCCAATCAATCAAGTCAAAGAATCCTTTTTCATCACGCCCGAATATCTCTCGCACTGATCCACGATTATATTGATATTCATGTATTCTCTCATCACCAGAAGTAAGGACGCTAACTCTATCAGGCCTTAGATACTCAATCATCATAGGCATACCACCATCCGACATCTGTGGCCAAATATAAGCACGTCCATCAATCGGCTTATAAGTCATAACTCCTTCAATAAAGGAAGGCCAATCATAATCAGCGTTTGGATTCTTTAGCAGTTCCTTTAAACTACGGGCAACAGGATTATTGATATCGTTGATATTCTTCTCATCGATAAGAACCTCGAACGGCAAGTGTGCTACCTCTTCAGCGATACGCTTAATACATGTATGACTTATTGCATTTTCAATAAATCCTTCACGGGCGAGCT